GAAACGTTGTAATGTAGCCATTGTGTACCCCGATAGGCAAGCACTCACGTTCGAGCCGTGAGCGGGGGCGAAGTTTACGTAACCAAATGTCTAAAACCTGTCCAAAAAGGGGGCTATTTAAGACAATAAAACAACATCACAAACAGCATAACTACCTAATAACCAACTCCTACCAAATGGCTAAAAGCCGTCTAATTTGTGTAACCGATTTGAAAGGAGATTGAGCGCGCGGCAATCTTTATCAAATCTCTAATTTCAAATCAAAATGAATGAGTATCAAGAGTTTTTGCGACTAAAACAAAAAGCAAAGGTGCATAAAGGGTTTGCACCACTGCCGATGAACCCTAAACTATTCCCTTTTCAGCAGCATATTGTTGCCAAAAACATCCTCAAAGGCAAACACGCTGTATTTGCTGATTGCGGACTGGGGAAGACGGTAATGCAGCTGGAAACTGCCACCCAAATCGTACGACACACCAATAAACCTGTGCTTATCATTGCCCCATTGGTGGTGGTAGCACAAACCAAAAGAGAAGCAGAAAAATTTGGGTTTGACCTTGACAAGGTAACGATTACCAACTTTGAGAATTTGCACAACATCAATCCACAGGAGTATGCAGGGCTAATTGTAGATGAAAGTTCTATAATGAAGAACTTTGAGGGGCATATAAAAAAGCAACTCTTTGAGTATTTTCACAATACCCCCTACAAGTTTGCTTTTACAGCTACCCCTTCGCCAAACGACCCTATGGAGCTGGCTAATCACTCGGAGTTTTTGGGCTATCAAAGCAGGTTAGGAATGCTCGCTACCTACTTTATCAACGACCAAGACCATACAAGCAAATGGCGACTAAAAGGGCACGCAGTAGAGAAGTTCTATTTCATATCAAGTTGGGCGGTAATGCTTACCAATCCTGCTGATATAGGTTACCCAATGCAAGGGTATGATTTATCAGAGGTGATTTACAAGGAGCACCAAATCACCACACAAAACGATTTTAGCAATGGTTTATTATTCCCTGATATGGCAGTATCGGCTGCCGATTTCAATAAAGAATTAAGGCGTACTAAGAAACAACGTATCGCAAAGGCTATTGAAATCGCTAATGCTGACAATGAGCCTCATATCGTATGGGTAAAACTCAATGATGAAAGCAAGGAGGTAACGGCAGGCATTCGTGGAGCAGTAGAAGTGTCAGGAAAAGACGAACCAGAGGATAAGGCACAAAAGCTGTTAGACTTTGTAGACGGCAAATACAGAGTTTTGGTTACTAAACCGCAGATAGCAAAATATGGGCTAAACTTTCAGCACTGCCTGCATCAAACCTTTATGAGCCCTGACTTCTCCTTTGAGGGCTTTTACCAAGCAGTAAGGCGTTCGCACCGTTTTGGAAAGAAAGGCGATGTAACGGTGAATATCATCACTACCGATACAATGCAGAACGTTATGAGCACAATAAGAGAAAAGGAGACACAATTCAAACAAATGCAAGAACTAATGATTAAAAACCAAGAAATATGCAAACACCTACATTCAGAGCCATACACGGCGATTGCGTAGAGGAAGTGGCTAAACTCCCTACCGATAGTATAGATTTCTCAATATTCAGTCCCCCATTTGCCGAATTGTACGTTTATTCAGACGACATTCGTGATATGGGCAACTGTAAGGATTACGATGAGTTCTTTGTACATTTTCAATTCCTTGTAAAAGAGTTAGCAAGGGTAGTAAAAAGCGGGCGATTGGTAGCCGTACATTGTATGGATTTGCCCGCAATGAAAGGCAAAGACGGATATATAGGGCTCAAAGACTTTTCAGGAATGCTCATTCAGTCCTTCCAAAAAGAGGGCTTTATTTACCACGATAGGGTAACAATTTGGAAAAGCCCAGTAGTAGAAGTAACTCGTACCAAGTCTATCGGATTGCTTCATAAAACAATCTTAAAAGACAGCAGTATGTCACGCACAGGAATACCCGATTACATCTTAGTATTTCGCAATGCAGGCGATAATCTTGTGCCGATTACACACCAAGTAACAAATGAGAAACAAGAGAATTACCTACCCGTAAGTTTATGGCAAAAGTACGCCGAGCCAGTATGGTATGACATCAATTACTCCGATACCTTGCAATACGCCAGCGCACGTGATGAGAAAGACGAAAAGCATATTTGCCCATTACAATTAGAAACCATTAGGCGTTGTTTGCATTTGTGGAGCAATGAAGGCGAAACCGTATTAAGTCCGTTTGGAGGTATAGGCAGTGAAGGGCACGAAAGTTTGAGACTAAAACGCAATTTCATAGGGATAGAGTTAAAGCCCTCATATTACAATCAGATGCAGAGAAACTTACAACGAATGATTGACGACCTCAATCAAACAACGTTATTCTAAATACATCATTCATTTGTCTCCCCTTGTCTTTGGCGAGCGTTATTATTTGGCGTGCCATTGTACAAAGAGCAAGTCAAGGGCAAGGGGAGTTTTTTTAACAAGTACATAACACCTAAAATACAAAAGTAATGGGAAGAAACGTAAAACAAGGCTTCAATTACTTTTCTTTAGATGTGGACATATTTTCTGACATCAAGATTCGGAAACTAATCAAAAATCATTCGGGGCGAGCATTGAGCGTCTATATATGCGTTTTGGCTTTTATCTACCGTAATGGATATTACGTGCTTAACGATGAAGATTTTGGCTTTATAGTCTCAGAGCAAACTGGGGATAAAGTTGAGTTTATAGAAGCGGTCTTAGACTACTGTGTGAAAGTAGGATTATTTTCTGCTGAGATGTTTGAACAGGGCGTTTACACCTCAAAAGGAGTACAAGAAAGGTACTTAGCGATGTGTAAAGCGTCCAGAAGAAATATTGTTTTTTCCGAATATACCCTCATTTCTTCCGAAGAAATGGGTATAAACTCCGAAGAAATAGCTATAAATTCGGAAAAAACGCCTATAAAGAAAAGTAAAGTAAATATTTCTTTTTTAGAAAAAAAGAAACAAAAAAGCACGAGTGTAGATTTTGGTGAGGAGGAAAATAATCAGCCTTTAAACGCACAAAAAGAAACCTCCCCCCCAGTTGCGCCTGCCCCCCCTCCTTTCAATTTCAGAAAGGCAATGCTATCAGAAGGCTTTGCTCCTGAACTTGTAGACGAGTGGTTAAAGATACGCAAAGCCAAAAAAGCCATCAATACCGAACGCGCCTTTAAAACATTCATTGAGCAGGTGCGAAAAACAAATCAGGATATAAACACAGTACTGAGCATCATAGTACAAAAACAGTGGAAAGGTTTTGAGGCTGATTGGCTACACAGCGCACAAGCCCCCTTACAATCACCACAACAAACAATCATCGACGAATATGGAAATATCATCACACCCACAAACCATTACACACCACCAAGCGGAAAACCTCCCTACGTTGCAGGACGACAAACAGCAGAGAATATTAGAAACAATATGCAAGGCTGGGGAGCTCACACCTTTGGCAATAGCTAAAACAGGACACCAATACCCACTCCTTAAAAACCTCGACCGCGAAGCAATCGCTCCTATATTCGGACTGCTATTCACCCGCATTGCCACCCTTGTAGGGTTAAAAGGCGAAATAGACCCTTTGCAAAAGCAAGAAATATGGATAGCCGTTTTTGGGCGTTTTTCAGGACTATCTTTTCAAGAGATATACAAAGCCTTTCAGATGGATAGAAGTAAAGAATTTGGGGAAATAACCAAGCTTTTTGATTTCTTTGATGTGTCCTACGTATCTACCGTACTCGAAAAATATATTGAATGGAAGCGAAAGACGCAAGTAGAGCACCATATCAGCATTAGTAACGAACCTAAAACAACAATCCCAATAATAACAGAAGCCAACATACAACAGTGGTTAATCAACCATTTTTTGGAATACAAAAATACAAAAGCGATGCCTCCCCTACCCGTACCAATATACGAAGCCCTACAAAGGCGAGGAGCACTCAAACCCTACTTCGCAACCCTAACAGAACGTGATAGGCAGCTAATGCGAAGTGAGAGCGACAAACAGCTTCGACACCAGCAAGCCGTAGCCAAGGATAATAAAGAGTTTACCACGGCAAAGAACCTCATCAGCCTATTTCAACAAGGAGAAACAGACAAAGAGGGCAAGATATTACGCATAAAACAAGAAGTAACCTTGCAATTCTATTATAACTGGCTCATCACACAAGGCAAAGAACTATCGGAAATGTTATCGCTACAATAAACACCGAACACAAGGCGAACACTAACCGAAGACAAACCGAACACAAAAACACCCAAAAAATGAACAACAGCAGATTTATAACAGAACTCCGTGTAAGGGGCTTGCAAGTTACCCCCCAAGAAGCACGAACCCTAATGAATATCGCAATTGCCGAACACGACAAAGCCGTCGTAATGCCCGTACTCAAGCGTGAAAAGACAGCCCATTACGCAATCCTTGCCCTATCGTATGCCGATAGCCTTAATGAGCTGATGCACGGAATTGACGACGAAAAATTCAAAAGAGAATTTAAACTCGCCTTTCGTAGATTAAAACACTTCAGCGGAGAGGCGGTAGACCAATTTAAGAAGACAATGAAAGACGACAAAGTACTATTAGACGCCTTTGAGTCGTATTCTAACGACCTCTCAGAAATGATATACCAGCATTTAGACGTGATTAACGAAGATCGAAAATAAACAAATACAACAATGAAAAAACAATCACCACAAGAACAAGAAGCTGTCGAGTTATTCGAGTACGCTGCTCGCAATCTCATTAAGGAGTTTTGCCAAAAACAGGACCTACAATTTGAATTTGACAATTACGATGTAGGCATAGGTATTATATGCCTATCGGATTACATCTTTAATATTGAAGATATATACTACGATATGAAGCACAACAAACCCCAAGGAAAGATACTGCAATGGTACGATTATGTACTAATGAGGGAGTCTAACATCAATTACCGCTCCTACTGTATGGGGCTTAGAGAAGAATTAAAAAAGAAAGACAAATGAATACACCAAATTTAACAATCCAAGAACTAGTTCCGCTCATTCATCAGTGGGCAAAAGAAAGGGAGATATTTGACAAAATCACCCCCTTCCACCAGCTCCTCAAAACACACGAGGAGGTTGGCGAACTTATCAAAGCCTGTTATGACAACGACAAACCCGCTATCCAAGATGCGATAGGTGATGTACTGGTTACTCTGATTAACTACTGCTATATGGTAGAGCAACACTCCGAATACTTAATCTATAAGGGATTGGTAACCTTTAAAGATACTAACATCTCTTGCATATTATAGGATTAATAGAAGATTTACATACAGAATAGACAGAAAAAAGTAAGAGATTATGAGAATAAACATTGAATTAGATGACAATGTGGAAGATAAGAATCTTTCAGAAATACAGATTCTTAATCAGGTTGCATTATATCTATCAGAAAAAGGAATGTCAGTACCTCTTGATGTAATTCCTCATGCTAAAGTACATATAATGGATCCATTAGATTTTATGGAAAATGAAAAAAGTACTTTCGTAGAAAATCTATCTACAGGAGATGTTTTCTTTCTGTATATTGATATGTTTAAATTAAAACTTGAAGCGAGAAAAATTTTTAGCAAAAATGAAGAAAGTAATATTAAACTGTGATAACTTAGATAAAGTATATCAGTTATCAGAAAGAGCAACAAAACTGCTCTTCTATATGATTAGTGTAATGGACGAAGATAATGTAGTCTTATTTAGCTTAAATGAAGCTTTCTATAAAATAAAACTATCAGCAGCTTCTCTTCATAGAGGTAAGGTAGAACTTCTTGAAAAAGGTCTTATCATAGATACATACGCTAAAGAAGACCGTAGAAAATACTATAGAATAAATACTGATATTGCATACTATGAAAAAGAAAAAGATGAAAGCGAATCTGATAGAAGAAAAAATGCAGTCTTATTTGCTTTGAAATTTGTTATTGACAACTTAAAAGATTAATTATGTGCATTGGAGATTAATGGGGAACTAACAGCCCTTTTCCATGATGTCTATTTTACAAAGGGCAAAGATAGTTTAACAGGATATTTCAATGTAATAAGGATAACCAAATACTTACGTTTCATGGCGGAAAGTATAGACTCTACCCTTGAGGAGTGCCTCAATATCGCCTACAACGAAATTAAAAACAGAACAGGAAAAATTATTAACACTAAAAATATCGACAAATGAGAACAAAAAAAGAAATTTTAGGTAAATTTTCTATTGAGTTAATCGAGAAAGAAAATAGTATGTATGGTCTTGATATAACATTAGAATTAAATAACGCACAAATAGATGTGCTAACGGATATATTGTATCAAGGGTATAAAGGGGAATACGGAGAAAGATTTTCTAATTTGGTAGAAGATACCGAAATCACATTAGCTAAAATTCTCAGCTCTTATGAGCAGAAAACTAAAAGCTATTATGACCCGCTAGCGCAAGCTTGCAGCTTGCGCCCCCGAATGGTGCGCAGTACCCAATAGAAAGTACTTCGTACTATACTTGGGAAAGATTATTAACACTAAAAATATCAAAAAATGAAAACAATCCAAGAACTCGTGCCCCTTATCCAAGAATGGGCAAAAGAAAGAAAAATCTATGAGCAACTAACGCCTTTTGATGAACTCCTTAAAACCCACGAGGAAGTCGGCGAACTTATCAAAGCGTGTTATGATAACGACAAACCAGCTATTCAGGACGCCATAGGCGATACTATGATTTGCCTGATTAACTACTGCTATTTTGTGTTTAAAAACAAAGATTATGCAATAGAAATAATTAACGCAAGATATATGTTTGACTCTTTTGAGGGCTCATCTACGATAAACTATTTAGGTTATATAACTAAGATGCTCATAGTACTATTTAATGAAGAATTTTTATTACAGGAAAATAGTAATCATACTCGCAATGTTTTTTTTCGTTTATCCCACATATCCCAATTGATTGAGAAGATTGCCCAAGATAATAACACCACCATTGAGGAGTGTCTAAATATCGCCTACAACGAAATCAAAAACAGAAAAGGCAAAATGATTAACGGCAAATTTGTAAAAGATGAAAAATAACAATTACCCCACTTGGCTTGTCCCTATAGAGATAGCCAAAGAACTCAAAGAAATAGGGCTTGATGAACCTTGTAATCATTATGTGCGAATTAGTAATGATGATATAAAATTAAAAATTAACCATAGTAGTATAGGATGGGTAATTTTAAAAAGAAATTCAGAATATTTAAATGATGATATAGCTTCTTTTGTAACCATACCCACTTGGACACAAGTCTTTGCTTGGTTTAGAGCTCGTGGCTTATACAGCTATATTCGCCCTTACATTGCACCAGAAAATTTCTATATCTACTCTATTTACGATAACAATAATTTTGATAAATGCTGTGAACGTAGATACACTTACGAGGAAGCCCAAAAAGAATGCGTAAAAGCCCTCATACAAACCTATAAACAAGAGCAATTAAAATGAAAATCTATATCTCAGGAAAAATCAGCGGTACAGACTTAAAAGAAACCCGCACACGTTTTGCCGCTGTAGCCAAAGCAATGAAAAGATTAGGTTATGAACCCGTGAACCCCTTAGAAAACGGACTATCAGAGCACGATAGCTGGGAAGCGCATATGTTTAAAGATATTGCCGACCTGCTACAATGCAAGGCTATCTATATGCTGCAAGGCTGGGAAGAAAGCAAGGGCGCACGTATCGAGCATTACATCGCTACCGAGATAGGAATGCCTATAATGTATGAGATAGAGCAGCACTAACATACAATCATTTAACAGGAAGCCGTTAGTGTGATACTAACGGCTTTCATATTAACAGCCGTTTTGCCCTGTCAAAATGACTATGTAAAACGAATATGCAAAATGCTGGTAAACAAATAATTATATCAAAAAAGTGTAGGAATACTTCAAAGTTTTTTGTACCTTTGCAGCCGAAATTGTAATGTAATAAATCATAGTGAATTAAAACTTATTAGATAATGAATACCCTAATACTCGCATCACAAGGAATTACACCCAAAAAGACCATTACAAGCCTTGAACTTGTAGAGCAAATCAACCTTTTCAGAAAAGAAGAAGGCAAGGAAACATCTTTAAGACACGACACTCTTTTAAACATCATAAGAGACGAGTTTGAGGAAGAAATAGGTCTCCAAAAAATATTGGAGACCCTCTACATACACCCTCAAAACAAACAAAAATACCCTATGTTTGAACTCACTATCGCACAAGGAAAGCAAGTCTTATTAAGAGAAAGCAAATTTGTTCGCAAGCGTGTAGTAGCTTGGTTGGAACATTTTGAGGAAGCAAACAAACCAATGACAGCAGGAGAAATATTAATGGCTCAAGCACAAGGAATGATTGCCTTAGAAAAAGCACAACAAGCACAAGCCGAGCAAATAGCCTTGCAAAATGAGCGTCTCACTAAGATAGAAGCTAAAATCACCACCAAAAACGAAGACTATTTTACCATATCAGGATATAGCAATATCATAGGTAAAAGAGTGCCCTTGCAGTTAGCTATATCATTAGGGAGAAAAGCCGCAAAAATATGCGTACAACGCTCTATCCCTATGGGCAATGAATACGATGCCAAATACGGCTTCGTTAAGAGTTATCCTACTGAAATATTAAGAGAAGTATTTGAAACAAAATAGACTACTATGAAACACCAAGAAAGCACCCTACAAACCGCCTGCGTGCGCTGGTTCAGATACCAATATCCGCACCTCGTTATATACGCCGTTCCTAACGGAGGCAGTCGCAACGTACGTGAAGCGCAACGCCTTAAAGCAGAGGGCGTATTATCAGGGGTAGCCGACTTGGTAGTACTCCTTCCACAAGGTAAAAGCCTTTATATCGAAATGAAAGTCAAAGGCAATCGCCAAACAAGCAATCAAAAAGACTTTCAGAAAAAGGCCATCAGTCTGGGACATACCTACGCTGTATGCTACACCTTTGAGGAGTTTAAACAAGTAATAGAAAATTTAATCACTAAACCCTAATCCTATGTTAGATAAGATAAAAAAAGCTCTCGAAACAGTTACAGAAGCGCATCATTTCAGCCAATCCGATATAAAAAAACTATTTTGCGGATTAGCTCATAAGCACTCTCGCAGCACACAAGAAGAAATAGCGCATCATCTACAGGTAGCCCGCAGTAGTGTAGCTTACTACCTCCGTCAGCATACCCTTGCCGACAAAAACACACAGTACCACAACAGCTTCAAAGAAGCCGAAGCGGTACTGATAACCCTCATCAAGAAAGACGATCATTCCTGATTAGTTCTTTATAGTATTTCTTTCATTTATTAATGTTTTTTCAATTTGCTACCGCCTCACCTATGGGGCGGTAGTTTTTTTATGCCTCTACCTGCTCCTGCTCAAAGCGTTCTTTCAGCTGCATACTATCAGCCTCCTTGCGTACGAGGTACTCAATAAGGTTCGCTTGCGACATTCCTTTTTTGTCAGCTAATTCTTTCATTAGGTTCATAAATGTTTCAGACGCTCTAATCTGAAAAACTTTATCTTTTCTACGTGCCATAAAACTTTGTTTATAATTAATGGTGCAAAGATAGGAAGTAATACCATATAAAATAACCAATGTAATTACATTTAACAAAACTTTAACACAAAATATTTGTGAGTAATTATAAATGTAATTACCTTTGCACCGTCAAAATGATAGAATAAGTAATAACATTAAACACATTAATAGTATGAAAGCATTAAAATTAAAAGACCTCAAAGAGGGCAACGTTTATGAAATGATAGATAAAAACAGCAACTACATTACTTATATAAACGTGCTAAATGTAGTAAATGAAGAAGATGTATTTGCCGATTTCGTTTGCGTATCTTATGATATAAGAGGCAACGTTGGCGCAGCAAAATTTAGCAAAGGGGGTTATTTACCTAACAAGAATTTAAAGTTTAAAAAAACAACCCGCGAAGAGTTTAATACAGTAGTAAGTCAATTAAAAGACAGTTTAACATTCTAAAAAATAAATCACAATGGCAACAAAATTACAACAATGGTCAAACAGCCTCAAACGCAAAGCCCGCAAAGAACTAACAGAGATTTACAACTGCTATGAGAGTAAAAAAGTAAAATACGTTAAAAACGTTATTTTTTACCCTAATGGTAGAGCAGCAAAGATAGGTTTTGCACACGATTATTCTTTTTGGGCGTGGTAAAACAATCAGACCTAAGCAAGTCTTTAAACTGCTTTTAAACTCAATTTAATAATCTTTTAAATCAATATAAAAATGAAAACATTAGACAAACAAGAGATACAATTATATTACGAATGGTGCTATAATAATTATGAAGTACGTACCCAGTTAGAACTCAAAGGGCGTGGTATAAAAAAATCAGAATATACAGAAGGCATCTACTTTGTAACCCCCAAAGCACTTGAAAAACTTGAAGAAAAATACACTTGTGCTCGTTATGATGTACATTCATTAAACAACTAATCACAACGCCCTGAGCAAGGCGCAAAAAGGCTCAATATATCAGTAATAACCTTTTAAATACATAACACTATGACAACCATTAAAACACTATCAGAAATCAACTTTGATATAACTATAAAAGTAGCCAAAGTAAGAGGCGGGTACGCTATTATTAGCGGCTACAACAAGCTGAGCAAAACCTTCAAAACTGAAGCCCTTGCACAAGCTGAACTTGAAGAAAACCGCTCTCATTATGAATACTGGTCAAAAAGTGCTGGTTCTTTATATGTGAACGCCTATGGTAAAGGGCTTGTTAGAAAAATCTATATTTAACCTTTAAAACCTCAAAAGCAAATGAAAGCACTACACGACACCATAAACGACCGCTATATTATCAGTACCTACTTTGATAAAGCTGCAAAAACATACATCACCAGTGTAACTGACAAACACACTTTTGATATTATCAAAGAAAGCAAATCATCTACATACAACAATGCTAAAACCATACACAAAGCAACTGTACTACACTACACACTAAAAAATAATTAATAACCTTTAAAACACTATCAAAATGAAAAATACCGACAAAAAGAACGTTTTTACCCTTGCTTGGCAGTTTGCACACCAAACAGGGCTATCATTTAGCGAATGCCTCAAAAAAGCGTGGGCAAATATCAAACTCAAAAGCAAAATGAGCAGCCAAATAGTACGCTTTTACTTTCAAAAAGTAGACGGTTCAACCCGTGAAGCGTGGGGTACATTACGCCCCGATTTGCTACCCCCTACCCAGCAAAGCCGCAAAACCAATAATACTGTACAAGTATACTTCGATACCGAATGCAACGAATATCGCTGTTTTAAGAAGTTCAACCTTGTAAGTATCGCATAAAATCAATATATTTGCACCATATAAAAAATGTCAAAAAAATGTCAAACTATCAGCAAGCAATATAGCAACAATCGCCGTACCTTTGCCCTATCAGCGGGGTAGAGCAGTAGGCTAGCTTGCGTGTTTAACTTGCACGAGGTCGCTGGTTCGAGTCCAGCCCCCGCAACTAATAAAATATTGTAGTATGAAAATATTAACATTACAAATCAAACGCCCTTACTTAGAAGATATTCTATCAGGGACAAAAACAAAAGAGTATCGTGAAATTCGCCCAAAGAATGCCGATAAATACATTATTCAAAATCCTGATGCTGAAGATGAAGACCAGTGGCTTCAGCCTGTAAAGTACGATGCGATTAAGTTTCTCAACGGTTATGCAACCAACCGCCCTGAAGTCGTTATCGAAATCACTAACTCTGAAATAGAACTATCTGTTGATGAAAATGGTGAGGAAATTACCTACGAAGAAGACGGACAAGAGTACATCGAGGCCCAAATGGTTTATACATTAGGCAAGGTGCTAAGCAAGAAAAATATTTAATAACCTTTTAAAACATTCAGCTGAGTTAGAAAGACACAAATCCAAAAACAAATCAACAAACTATCGGGCATTAGTCGAGTAGCCCGATATGGTAGAAATCAAAAAGGTCAAGCGTTGTCAGTACAACAACGTAGGCGAAACGTATATGCTGCTTTTAGAAAACAAGCAGGACTTTCAGCAGGATAACCTATGAATATCTACCAACACACACAGCAAGTAATAGACACGGTTAAGGCTAAAACTAACCGTGTTTTGCTATTTTATTCTTGTGGCAAAGACAGCATCGCACTGCTACACTGGTGCGCCCAAAACTTCGATGAAGTAGTATGCGTATTTATGTACTTTGTAAAAGACCTTGAGCATATCAATAAATTCATAAACTTCTCAAAAAAGCAATACCCTAACATTTCATTTATACAGCGTCCTCATTACGCCCTTACTTACATCAATAAATCAGGGTTATTCTGTACCCCTCAAAATACACGCATACTCAAACTATCAGATATTATACAATCAGTACGACTCGAAACACAAATTGAGTACGTATTCTTAGGAATGAAACAGTCCGATAGTATGAATAGGCGTATAATGCTACGGCAGTACGAAATGCAAGCCATTTCACCTACAAAACTCGTGTATCCTTTTTCTCTATGGAAAGACAAAGATGTACTTCGGTATATCAGTAATAACCGATTACCTAAACCTATACAATACAGCAACAAAAAAAGCAACGGAATAACCTTTGACCTCGATGTATATCTGTACCTACGTGAGCATTATCCTAATGACTTACAGAAAATATTAGATGTTTACCCATTATCTGAAAAAATACTATTTGATTATGACCAAAAAAACAAAAACACCAAAGGAACTATACAAGCAAAGTGAAACCATCACCATACAACGTTCACAAATAAACTTCGCCCCTTTTAACCCTAAAAGGCATACAGACGAGCAAATCGCACAAATGCGTAAAAATATCAAAAACGTAGGCTTTTTAGGTGGCATTATTTGGAATGAGCAAACCTCAAACCTCGTAGACGGGCACAAGCGAGTAATGTCCCTTGATATTATCCATAAATACGATGGTACACCTACAACCGACTACCCTATCAAAGTAGAAAAAGTATCTTTTGACCTTAAAACAGAAAAGGAACAAAACATATTTCAAACACGCTCACGTACCGAACTTGACGAAGAACTAATGCGCTCGCTCATTCCTGATATTGATTACCTCAATGCAGGGCTTGATGATTATGACCTCAATCTATATGCAGTAGATTATTCTTCCTTTGAAGTACCTGACCTATCACAAGCTATAGAAGAAGCATATGCCCCCATAAAGCAAGAAAAAGACATTGAGAGAGAAATATCCAATGAAGAGAAAAAGCAGCAAGTCAAAGAAGCAAAAGAAGCTATTAAACAACAAGCTATTGAAAAAGCCCAAAATTTAGACGCTTATGTAACGCTTTCCTTTGATAACTGGAAAAACAAAAAAGACTTTATGCTTCGTATGGGGTTTGACCCTGAATTTAAAATGATAAAAGGGGAAACACTATCGGCAAAGGTAGAACGCATAGACTAATAACATTTAATAACTTTTGATATGAAACCCCGTAAGAAAATAGATAACGAAAAATACACCGATGAGGAACTAAAACAAGCCCTTATAAAAGCCAACGGACAACCTACTAAGGCAGCCGAAATACTTGGTGTTACCTATCCATCTGTATATGGGCGTATTCGTAAAAACCCCGAATTAGAAATCGTCCAAAAAGCATATCGAGCACGTACATTCAATGATGTATCTAACTTGGTATCTGTTATTGCTATTATGGGCGTTATCCGTGAGCCTCTCACTGATGAAGAAGGTACGGTAATACCAAATCAATTCCGTGAAGTCCCAGTTGATTATCGTACCCGTATGACTGCAATGCAAACTGTACTATCCACCTTCAAAACCGACGACGGCATCCGTGAGGAAGTCGCCGTACAAGGTTCTATTGACATCGCTCAGTGGCTTAAGAGTAATAGCAAAAGTAATGATTAAAACGCAACCCGTATATAATCCCCTATATCTGAATAAAGATAAGTTCATCACTATCCTTTCAGGAGGTCGAGGCAGCGGCAAGTCGTACAACGCCTCCACCTTCCTCGAACGCCTATCTTTTGAGGGCGGGCACAAAATCCTTTTCAGCCGTTATACTATGGTATCAGCCCATAGTTCTATTATCCCAGAGTTTGAGGAAAAGATAGAAGCCGAAGGCACTGGGGCTTATTTCAGTATCACCAAAACAGCTATCAAAAACACCTTTTCAGGCTCTGAAATACTCTTTAAGGGTATCAAAACATCATCAGGAAACCAAACCGCTAACCTTAAATCATTACACGGTATTACCACATTCGTAGGTGACGAAATGGAAGAATGGCTATCAGAGGAGGATTACGAAAAACTAATACTTTCAATCCGTCAGAAAGGCAAGCAATTGCGGGTTATCCTTATTCTGAACCCCTCCAATGCCGAGCATTTCATTTATAAGAAGTACATTGAAAAAACGCATAAAGTAGTAAAGATTGACGGAGTAGAGGTGCAAATATCCACCCACCCCGATGTATTGCATATCCATACCACCTACTTTGATAATATAGAAAACCTCAATGAGCAGTTTTTTAAGCAAATTGACGAAATCAAAGCCCAAAGCCTCGCACAAGCCACCGATGAGCAAGGCAAATTCAGTCAGTCCTTATTCAACAAAACCAAATACGCTCAAAAAATCATAGGTCGCTGGGCTGATGTATCCGAAGGGGTCATATTCACCGATTGGGAAGAAGGCGAGTTCGATACCTCATTACCTTATGGCTACGGACAAGATTACGGCTTTTCTATTGACCCTGATACCCTCATCAAAGTAGCAGTCGATAAAAGAAGAAAGATTATATACATAGACGAAAAGTACTATAACAACAAACAATTATCTTCTGACGGACTTTACCAGCTTAATAGCACCTTAATAGACCACCCCGATGACCTTATTGTAGCTGATAGTGCCGAACCTCGTCTGATTGCAGACCTAAGAGACAAAGGGCTGAATATAGAGCCTTGCGAAAAAGGAGCTGGAAGCGTATCAGCAGGCATAACCACAATGCTCAATTACAAGTTAGTGGTAACGCCTCACAGCTTCAATGTGAAGAAAGAGCTGAAAAATTACGCTTGGAACGATAAAAAGGCAGGTATCCCCATAGATAACTACAACCACGCTATAGATGCCATTCGCTATATCACTATGAAGCTGCTAAGTGGCACTAATAACAACTTATATCAACTCGCATCAATGATTTAGCAGGTAGCACCTGCAGGCAATTATTTTATAATAACTTATACTATAGACAAACAGACTATGACACAAGAAGATTTCAAACAAGGAGTAACATTAATAGATATTTCGCAATACCAACGGCAATATGATGTTAAAAAGCACGAAATACTCACCAACAAACACCGTTATCCTGACCCTGAAATAATGATACAACTCACTGACGAAGTGGGTAACCCCCTCTTAGATAGTCAAGGCAAACCACGATTTGAAAATCGTACCCGCACCCTCAATCGTGTAGCTTTAGCTTATCAAAAGAGAGTTGTAAGAATAGCGACAATGTTTCAAACCGCTATTCCTTACAAGTACACAGCTAAAGATAGCCCATTATTTACTGCCTTTCAAAAGGTTATCAAGTTAAACAAAATGAACTTTTCCGATAGAAAGATATGTACAGAGGTAAAGCGATACACTCAAGTAGCCGAGTTGTGGTATACCGAAGAAGAGCAAAATGAGCAATACGGTGTGCCTTCTAAATTCCTTTTGCGACACAAAATCCTATCACCTGAAAAGTACAAGCTATATCCACGCTTTGACGATAACGATAACCTTGTATCATTTGCTATAGAAAGCACTACCAAAGATAAAAAAAAGACTATTTTACAAGCATTTACCAATGAGAAAGTATATACTTTCACTACTGAAAACGGACAAACTACTGCCAAAGTAAAACCCAACGTCATCGGCAAAATACCTGTAGTGTTATACCAGCAAGACAATCCCGAATGGGAAGAGGTACAGCACCTCATCGAAATAGCCGAAGAACAACGCACCAACTTTTCCGAAAGTAACAAAAAGTTTGGCGAACCTATCCTAATGATAGCAGGGCGTGTCGAAGGCAAAACAGCTACCAATAACACTGGCGGTAAAGTATTCGAGGTCAAAGACGGAGGTAATGTGCAATTCGTAGTACCACCCAATGCCAATGAAAATTTCGACAAAGAAATGAAAATGAACCGCCGTGATATACACGAACTCACCGACACACCCGACCTTTCCGATGAGTTCTACGCCGGCAAAGGTAATATGCTATCAGGCGTGGGGCGCAAACTCGCTTGGTTACCTGCACACCTCAAAGTAAAAGACAACGAGGCTATATTCATACCTGCACTGCAAAGGCGTATCAATATCATTTTAGCATTCCTTTCAAAGATGTATTTACCCTTTGAAAAAGAACTGAAAGATATAGATATTACCCCCATTATCACCCCCTTTGATATTGACGATGATACCGAAATGATACGTACCCTTACAGAAGCCAATGGTGGCAAGCCCCTTATATCACAGCGTGAAGCAATGCAGCGTTTCGGCATCACCGACCCTGAAGCCCAATTACAGCAAATCAAAGACGAGGAAAATAGCAACCTCAATGAAGCCGCTATCTAATGAACTACGATGACGAACATAGAAAGCACCTAATGGCATACCTACAACAAGTAGAACGATTGTTTTACCAGCTTGTAGGTACAGCCGTCTTTATAGCCCTCAAAACCGATTATAAAGAACTCATCTCAAGCGCTCTATTCGCCTTTACTGCCACCAAGAAAGGAAAAGCCTTTGAAAAGGAATTAGCTAATTTCAGCAATCAATTAGACCAAATCATCAAAGACGGTATCACCAAAGAATGGGCTTTTGCCAATAGCAAGCACGATAAACTACTAAGAGAAGGACTAACCAAATATAAGAACCTTGAAGCCCTCGAAGCCTTCAAAGTACGAAAGATTAAAGATTTCACGGTCTCTGATAGGGTATGGGACATTGCCAAAAAAGCACAAACCGAAATAGAACTCGCCCTATCTGTTTCCTTAGAAGAAGGCAAAAGTGCCACACAGTTAAGTCGTGAGGTACGAAACTTACTAAACAATCCCACCGCCCTATTCCGAAGGGTCAGAGACCAATACGGCAACCTTGTGCTAAGCAAGAACGCCCAAAACTATCACCCTGGGCAAGGAGTGTACCGAAGTGCCTATAAAAACGCCTTGCGCCTTACCAGCAACGAAATCAATGTAGCCTATAAGTCCGCCGATTGGTTGCGCATACAGCAAAACCCTGATATTGTAGGCTTCGAGGTACGCCTATCCCCACAGCACAAAGTTTATGATATGTGCGATGAGCTCAAAGGCAAATATCCCAAAACATTCCACTTTCACGGCTGGCACGTAGGCTGCAAATGCCATATCATCACCCTGTTAAAAACCGATGAAGAGATTATCAAGGAACTCAAAGCCGATGAAACCCTACCCCCTGAAAGTTCATCTAATTACGTAGCCGAAGTACCCAACAACTACAAGCAATGGGTAGCTGATAATAAAGACCGCTTTAAGAATTGGAAAACAAAGCCTTATTTTATTGAGGAAAACTCAAAAGTAGCAGGAACTACCATAATAGCAGCAAGCAGCCCGATAGTACTAAGAAAACGATATAAAGATATAACCTTTTCTGAATACTATAAAAGCAAAAATGGCGGACTTGTAGAACGTTTTGATAAAGGTGAGCAAAGTAAAAGTGAAAGAAAAAAGAATATTGAAGCCCTTAAAATTTTAGCAAACAATGGTGCGAAATATAGGCTATTACCTATTATTCAAGATGGAAATAATAATCCTGATTGCTTTAATCTACTTACACAAAAGTATGCTGACATTAAAGTTACAGAAAGCACTAATGGGCAAAATGTTATACAAAGTGCAATGAAAGAAGCAAGCAAACAAAAAGTCAATGAAGCTATATTACATCTTACGAAAGGCCCTGATAGCTATCGGAAGATGTATTACGCATTAAGGTCTAAACTTGCGCAAGGGCATTATAAAACATTAGAAACCTTAACAGTTATATACCCTGATAATAAAATAAAAACATACAATCTTAACAAAATAAGAAACTTTATAAAAAAGACACCTCAAAAGTAATTGCGCATTACCTTTGAGGTGCTGGGGGTGTGGGCTTTGTAGCTTATCAATAGAAGCGTCCCTCACCTTGTAAAGTTCATAAATACCCTTTACAACACCGCAAAGATACAACAATATTTCTAAATAACAACAAAAATATGAAAATAAATAACACCGACATACAAACCACCTACCAAACCCACTTGTTAGACACCAACTACAAAGATCTTCTTTGCTACCCCTCGCTTAAAAAACTACCCTCAAACGAATGGGCAGAGTATTATGGCAAAGAGTACGACACCACCACCCCCGTACTCGATACCCAGCAATACACCCTCACCTTTATCAGCAAGGCAACCCATTACGCACCCTTCATTACCTTCCTAACGGCACAAACCTATAACGATTTTCATTTTGAAGAGTTAGGCAAAACCTTTCGCCTACGCTTCGTATCCGCTCAAAAAGCCAAAACCGAAGAAGGCTACATCACTACCGATATTACCCTCGCCAACGACACCCCCCTACAAGGCTACACCTACACCGCCCCCAATGCCTCGCTACCCCCTTCAGGCTTCATTATAGACGGCATAGATATAGCCAAATATGGCATTTATATACTCGAAGAAACCCAAAACACCCTCCTGCCCACTTACGAGGTAAAAGAGCACCTCACCACAGCCAGCAATACCTTGTCAGGCGTACAATACGCCCAGCACGCCAACGTTTTCAAAGAGCGCACCCTTACCCTGCACTGCTATATCAGTCAGCCCCTCACTTCCTTTTGGAAACTATACGAAGCCTTATTGTACAATCTCACCCAGCAAGGCGAACGAACCATTAACATTCCCACCTCTTTCGGAGGGGCAGTACTTAAAGCTATCTACCAAAAAGCAAGCGTAAAGAATGCGCTGCTTGTCGGCAATACCCTCAAAGTAGAATTCACCCTCACCCTCACTCCTGTATAAAAATGTCAAATAATTGTCAAACTGCCTCCATACAACCTGCTCTCATACTATGTACCTTTGCCCCTAACAAAAAACGCCCCTAACGACTAGCGACTAAAGACTACCTATGCAAATCAATTTCAACACCAATCACCTTGATATACTCCCCACCGATGAGAGCTACCGCTACCGCTCCATTATGGGCGAACACACCCTCACCCTATACTTTTCATTACCCACTTATACCGAAATCCCCACAGGAGCGTGGTGCGAGTTTCAGGGCGAACGCTACACCCTCAACCAGCCCGCTAAAATCGTAAAACATAACAGCTTCAGCTTCGAATACACCCTCACTATGGACAGCGAGGGCGCAAATCTCAAAAACTACAAGTTCCGCAACCCCAACGATAAGACCCTCAAATTTCCTTTCACCGCCTCACCGCGCTATCACGTGCAAATCCTTGTCGATTGCCTTAATATGATAGATAGCGGGTGGCAAGTAGGTAATTGTATAGAAGCCTCTGAAAAACTCGTTTCTTACAACCATAACAACTGCCTCGAAGCGTTGGATATGATAGCCAAAGCCTTTGAGACCGAATACGAAATCATAGGCAAAACCATACACCTTCACAAGGTAGAATATTTCAAGAATAATCCCCTACCCCTCCAATACGGCAAAGGCAAAGGTTTTAAAACAGGGGTAAGCCGTACCACCGAACAAAGTCGTATCACCCGTCTCTACGTACAAGGAGGAGAACGTAATATCGACCGCTCCAAGTACGGCAATAAAGAACTATTACTACCCAAATCACAAGAGTACATATATGAAGGCGTAACCTTCGTTTCAGACGACAAAGGGCTATCAATAGCTATCAAGAACGCCCAACACCCCTCCTTTGGAGGGGCAGGGGGAGGAATCAACGAACAAAGCCTCGACCTTTCGCATATATACCCCAAGCGCAAAGGAAGGGTTTCAGCAGTCTTTGAAGTCGATAAAGCCAAACACTTTTACGACTTCACCGATACTTCTATACCCCAAGCCCTCAACTTTTGGGATATGCGGATCAATGGCGAAAAGATGCTCATCTACTTTGAAAGCGGTATGCTCTCAGGGCGTGAGTTTGAAGTACAGAAATACGACCATACCCAAAAACGTTTCCAATTACAGCCCAAAGAAGAAGACGGCACAACAATGCCCAACGATATATTCAAGCCAGCCATAGGCGATGAATATTCCGTCTATAATATGCAAATGCCTAATGCCTATATTTGCGACAATGCCACCCAATCAGGAGCAAGCTGGGAGATGATGAAAGAAGCCTGCAAATACCTATACGAAAACCGCGCCGACCTCTTCACCTTCACCGGCGATTTAG